TCTCATCCAAGCACGCAGTGGCTCCGCTTCAGACATGAAGCGCGTTGTTGCGGGTGTGGAAGAGGAGTTTCTTCTCTTCTATCGCACCGAAGTAGGTATCTTGTTCGACTTGGATCCTGCAAAACAGATCCACGATTGGACGTCCCTCAATCCGCTTCGGATTGCCTGGGAACTGACGCCTTTGTCGTTTGTAGCTGACTGGGTGATGAACATCTCACAACAGTTGGAACTGCTCGAAAACCGTTGGCTTTTCGCCTCTAGGTTTAGAAAAGGCTATCAAACGAACAGCTGCTTGGAACACGGTACTCATACAGTGCCGTACAAAGTGACGCAAACCAACGCTAATCTGTTTTCTTCTTACAAGAAGAGGACAAAGTCGCGTTACACGGAAATGAGCCGAGTAACACTCGTCTCGCTACCGTTTGCCTCCGGACTTCGCCTAGAGGTGAATTTCGGATCTAAACGTCAACTCGATGCCGCTGCGCTGATTCATCAGCTGGTTGCAAAGAGAATCCGCTTCTAACCAAAACCGGTACATCCGGCTTAAAAGGTACAAAATGCCTACTGCTTCAACCATCGTGATCAACGATGGCGCGTCCACACCTGTGGCGCATACTTTCACTCCCATCGGCAAGGATGCAGCAGGGGTCCTGTGGTTTGAACAAACCACTCCGGCTCCTGTCAATCCTCTTGGCGCAAAACGGATTGGCTATCGCCAAACCCGTGCGTTCGACCAAAAGATGAGTCTTACTGGCCGTAGTAAAGCCATTTGGACTCTCCACGTCCCCACTTTGGAGACGCTTGGAACGAACGACGCCGGTATCACTCCCGCACCTCAGATCTCCTATGCTGAGAAAGCAAGGTTTGAGTTTGACCTTTCCGAAAGAAGCTCGAAGCAAGAGCGGAAGGACACTCGTGTCCTCGTCGCAAATCTTCTGGCCCATGCTCTGACTGTGTCGAACATTGACGACTTGCAAGTCACTTACGCATAATCTGCGTAATTTCGGCACCACCGCTTCGGTGGTGCAGTTACATTGGAGAATTGAGTGAATCCTAAACGGACACTAATAGAGATTAGCGTACTACGCGCTCTATGCGGAGCAGTGAAATCGCCATATGCGAACTCCCTGGCTAAAGCCTTGGAGTCTCCGGACTGGACACCTCAAAATATCGAGGATCTTCGCCCGGATGCATATAACCACTGGAGGCCCTTTGCTCTCGATTATGCTCTGTACTCTTACTTGCGAAAGTGGGAGTTTGGAGCTGACCTAAAAAGTCTAGAGAGGAAGGCCCTGTCTACGTTCAAGAGCGTAGAATCAGCAGTCAGAGCAACGAATAGGAGGTTAGCTTCTCGATCCGGTACCCCCGGCGTCGAAGGTATCATTTCTGATGCCCGGCGAAAAATTATCGAGATTCTATATCCTAGGAGCAGCTCTGATGATTCTTTGAACTTTCCGTTTGAAGAATTTGCTACCAGTTGTGGGTGGGGCAAGGGCGCGACGTATAGCCTTAAGGCTGATGCCGCACGCCTTGACAATAAACTTCTTGAATCTCGTCTCAGCGTTACCTCCGATGCCCTCCCTCTAGCAATAACCATGCTACGGTGGGACTCGAGTTGGATGGCTGCGCGCTGTAAAGCCGAAATATTAGGCCCATATAGCGTATTGCCGAACAACTTTGAGGTTGTACCTGGGGGACGGTTCACAACCGTTCCTAAGGATACGAAGAGTCGTCGTAGTATTGATATCCAACCCACGGCCAATCTATTTTTACAGAAAGGCGTCGGGAAGGTTATACGACGGCGGCTCCAACGCTGCGGAATCAACTTGGATGATCAATCCAGGAATCAATCTTTAGCTGCTATTGCTCAGGAAACTGGGCTATGCACAATTGATCTCGCTTCTGCGAGTGATTCCATCTCGTCCGAACTGGTACGTCTCTTACTCCCTCCCTCTTGGGTGACGGTCCTTGATGCACTAAGGACCTCCAAAATCCGTTTGGAGGACGACTCGATTTTACATCTCGAGAAGTTCTCTGCTATGGGTAATGGATTCACTTTCGAGTTAGAGAGCTTGTTGTTTTACGCCATATGCTACGGCGTGGTACGACAGGAGAGGCAGGATCAGGAAAGCCCAATCGCCGTTTACGGCGATGACATCATCGTATCAACCCAACATTCAGCAAGGCTTATTGAGGTCCTTGGAACTTTCGGTTTTCAAGTGAATGTTGATAAAACATTCACAACCGGTAGTTTCTATGAATCCTGTGGTAAGCATTACTTTAATGGGATTGATGTTACCCCTCTTTACCAAAAGGAGGAGGTACAGTGCCTTCCAAGTACTATACGTGCAGCTAATCGGGTTTTCCGGTGGGCTGTGCGTCTGGGACAGGGGAAGCATATCGATGGTGCTGCAGTTGAATGCTGGGGTGAGCTGAGAAATCATGCTCTTTCTATGCATCAACGCTTGTGTCGTTTGCGCGATGCTCGCTCTCGTCGCCTTCGTGGTAGAAGGCTACGCAATCTCGAACCACTTCCATTTCCTTCGATGCCTTATGGCTATGAAGGGGATGGAGCCCTTATCGATCCTGGATATGATCCCTGCACTGACGTGCATGGATCCTTCTGTATTGATGAGGTGGTGGCTCGACCTGTAAAGGAAGTTGCGGACGAGTATGCACTGCTTGCGGTATCTCTGCAAAGAGGTATCGTTACGGAGTCTCCTTTTAATGGAAAAACTTCTGTTAGAGGGAGAACGAGAATCTTATGGTCGAAGAGGAAGGTTAGCCTCTTAGATGTCGAGATTCCGCTCTTTGTTTCGCCCTTAGCAACGGCTTAACCGAGC